AACCAAATTCAGGGTGGATACATTGTTCATACAAAAAAGACGGAACAAACAGACGGAAGATAACAACAGCATTACGGACAGGTGGAAAAACTGTTTACAAAAATGGTTTTGTTATTTAGTCGAATTTATTATTAAAATTTATTTACAATTCCTCTTCACGGCGGGCGCATTTATGGGTCGCTCATGGGTTGACAAACACATAAAAGTGTGTTATAATAGATTAGATGAAATTAATAGTGATTATGATAAACAAACCCGCAATTATTGGTATCCTAAAAAATAAATGTCCAAATTTTATACTAGTGTAGTATGTCTTGGTAATTATATTTTCGAAAGAGGAATCGAAAATGGATTTCCTTTTGATGACAAGCACGAATTTAAACCCACTTTATACATTCCTACCACAACTAAAACTGATTGGCGAACTCTTGAAGATGAGCCAGTAGGCCCGGTTCAATGGGGAACTATCAAAGAAACCCGCGAAGCAATGAAGAAGTATGAAGGTGTGCAGAATATGCAGATCTACGGTCATACTAATTACAATTATTCTTATATTGCGGAAACATATCCCAATCAAGTAGATTATAATTTTGAACACCTCAAGATAATGTTTCTTGATATTGAAGTTGGTTCAGAACATGGTTTTCCAAATCCCGAAAACGCTCAAGAAGAAGTCACCGCAATTACAACCAAAATAGGTGATGATATTCAAGTTTGGGGTTGTTCTGAATTCAAGAATGGTCAAGAGAATATCACATATAACAAATGTGGAGATGAGCGACAACTATTAGAACAGTTTGTCATGTATTGGCAACAGAATTGTCCTCATGTAATTACTGGTTGGAATACCAAAACATTTGATACTCCATATTTGGTCAACAGAATTCGAAGTGTTTTAAGTGAAACATGGGTCAAGAAACTCTCGCCGTGGGGATTTGTCAAAGAACAGAAAATATTCGGAATGGGGGGTCGAGAAGTACAGACATACGAAATATATGGTGTGTCTGAAATTGATTATCTAGATGCCTATAAGAAATTCACTTATACAAATCAAGAATCTTATAGGTTAGATCATATCGCCTATGTTGAATTGGGGGAAAATAAATTAGATTATTCTGAAGTAAATTCATTACACGAATTGTATAAAACAGATTATCAAAAGTTTATTGAATACAATATTCAAGATGTACTGTTAGTTGATCGCCTTGAAAAGAAGATGAAACTTTTAGAGATGATTATTTCTCTAGCATATTTGTCAAAGTGTAATTTTACTGATGTATTTGCACAGACAAGAATGTGGGATTGTATTATTTACAATCATCTCTTGAAAGAAAAAGTTGTAATTCCACAAAAGAGCAAACAACGTAAAGGTGATATGTATGAGGGGGCTTATGTTAAAGCACCTCAGACGGGTATGCACAAATGGATTGTTAGTTTTGACTTGAACAGTCTATATCCACATTTGATCATGCAGTACAACATTTCCCCAGAAACTATTCTAGGATCATGGAAAGATGACATTGGTGTAGATGGTCTTGTAAATAGGGAATTTGATACAAGTACGTGGAAACAGAAGGACATAACAGTTACACCGAATGGATCAGTTTATCGAAGAGATAAGCAGGGGTTTCTTCCTAAATTAATGGAAAGTATGTATAATGATAGAGTTACATACAAGAAGTTGATGATAGAAGAACAGAAAAAGGGAAGAAACTCAGATCCAAATAAATTATCACAATATTACAACTATCAACAAAATTTAAAGATCGCACTCAACTCTGCATACGGTGCAATGGGGAATCAATGGTTTCGTTATTATGATGAACGTAATGCGGAAGCTGTTACAGCAGCAGGTCAGTTATCAATTCAATGGGCTGAAAATGCGGTGAATAGTTACTTAAACACTACATTGGGTACTGTGAATAAGGATTATATTGTTGCTATGGATACTGATTCTTTATATGTTTGTCTTGGTGATCTTGTTTCTAAAGTTGGTATTACCGATAAAGAAAAAATCGTTGGATTCTTGGACAAGGCCTGTGGAAGAATAGAAGGAGTCATTGAGAAGGCATATAAAGAATTATCTGAGTATGTAAATGCCTATCAACAAAAGATGGTCATGAAACGTGAAGTGATTGCTGATACAGGAATTTGGACGGCAAAGAAACATTATATTCTGAACGTTCATGATTCTGAGGGTGTTCGATACGAAGAACCCAAACTAAAAATTGTGGGCATTGAAGCAATTAAAAGTTCTACTCCGGAAGCATGTAGAGATTCATTGAAAGCCATTTTCAATATTATTATTTCAGGTACAGAAGATGATGTGATCAGTTATATTGAGACATTTAAAGATACATTTTTTACTTTAGATATGGAAAAGGTAGCATTTCCAAGATCAGTTAATGGACTTAAAAAGTATAAAGATCCTTCCGCAATTTATAAGAAGGGTACTCCAATTCACGTAAAAGGTTCGTTAATTTATAATCACATGCTCAGGTCACAAAAACTAACAAGAAAATATCCCATCATAAAAGAAGGTGAAAAGGTTAAGTTTGCTTATCTTAAAGATCCGAATCCAGCAGGTGACAAAGTAATTTCTATATTAAATAGCTTACCTAAAGAATTTCAATTAGAGAAATATATAGATTATGATACACAATTTGAGAAAGCATTTGTAGAGCCATTGAAAGGTGTATTAGATGTAATTGGATGGGATACTGAACGGCGTTCAAGTCTTGACAATTTTTTTATATAGTGTATAATAGGAGTAGATATGGCAGGAAGTATAATGGTACGATATGCAAAGAAGACCTACAAACAAATGAATAAAGAGCATTCAGGGTCTCATGCACAAATGAAAGTATTAAATCATTCGGTAGACATTGATCCGGATTCAATTAGTTATATGACTTTTGATAATATGAAGGACGCGAATAAGTTTGCTACTAGACAACAAGAACGGGGGTATCATATTATTGAGGTAAGAGATGACTACAAAAGATCGTGATTATAGAAGTTGGATCGATGAGGAATTACAAAATCTTCTCGATGGTTATCGATTCCAAAGAGATAATGTTGTGGAGACTTATACTGAACGGGCAGAGTTGAATGTAGAAATACAGTTAATTAAACAAGAATTTATTAATAGAGGTAAGGGTGAGTGATTATTTAGATAATTTATTAAAAGCTACTGGTAATGAATTCGCAACAAAAGTTTCGGATGGAATTGAAGCAGGCGATGTATCTACATATGTAGATACAGGAAGTTATATTTTAAACGCATTAGTTTCAGGAGATATTTATGGAGGAATCCCTTCTAATAAGATTACAGCATTGGCAGGAGAAACTGCAACTGGAAAAACATTCTTTGCATTGGGTATGGTCAAACAGTTTCTTACAGATAATCCTAGCGGTGGTGTTCTTTATTTTGAGTCTGAATCTGCTCTCACTAAAGACATGATTGAAGAGAGGGGGATTGATTCAAAACGAATGATAATTCTCCCTGTCACCACAATTCAAGAATTTACACACCAAGCGGTTAAAATAGTAGAAAATCATACAGAAGATAAACCGATAATGATGGTCTTAGATTCTCTTGGAATGTTATCAACAACAAAAGAAGTTACTGACATTACCGAAGGTAAAGAGACTAAAGACATGACAAGAGCACAACTTGTCAAGGGATGTTTCAGAGTCTTAACACTCAAGTTAGGTAAAGCTGGAATTCCTCTACTTGTAACTAATCATACATACAAACAGATGGGTACAATGTTTCCAACTGATGTAATGGGTGGCGGTAGTGGTTTACAGTATGCTGCTTCAACTATTATATTTCTTTCCAAGAGAAAAGAAAAAGTAGGAACTGATGTCGTAGGAAATGTAATTCATTGTAAAAATTTCAAATCTAGATTGACTAAAGAAAATAAAAAAATTGATGTTCTCTTAAGATATGATCAAGGTTTGAATAGGTATTATGGACTCATTGAGTTAGCAGAGGATGCAGGAATCTTTACCAAAGTATCTACAAGATATGAAATGCCAGATGGTTCTAAGGTGTTTGGTAAGGCAATTTTAAATGATCCCGAAAAGTATTTTACACAAGAAATCCTTGATAAGCTAAATGATCATGCCAAGAAAGTTTTTCTTTATGGTGGATTTGATGAAGAAAGTGAGGTAACAGATGCCAAAGAAAAGTGAATTTTTTAAAGAGGGTAATAAATCTGATACGGATTTAAGGACTACATTAAATGATCCATACTTTGAAACAGGAGAAGACCCCTACAAAGAATGTTCAAATCCAAATGATCCAGATGATAAATCATTATGTATAATAATTCAAGATGCATCACCTTTTGATGGTGCAGTAGTTAGATATACATCATTTAAATTAGTAGAACAAGAATTGACCGGCGATGATATAGCTTGTCAATATGAATATGATATTGAAGTACCACCACATGATCTAGGACATAAAATTACTAACAAAGAAGGTAAGGAATTTGAAAAGAAACTAGGGGAGTGGATAATAGAAATAATACAAAAACAAATGGACAAACATGCAGCAGCGGATAGAGACAATAATATTAAAGAATCTATTACACAATGAAGAATATTCTAGAAAAGTATTACCATTTTTAAATAAAGATTATTTTTTAGAACATACAGATAAATTATTATATCAGCAAGTAGACCTATTCATCAACAAGTATAATAATTTGCCCACTAAAGAGGCGTTAGTTATTGAGTTAGATAATACTTCATTGAAGGATGAAGAATTTGAAAACGTAACAGAATTATTAACCCATTTGGAGGGGCAAAAAGATGAAAAATCAGATATTCAATGGTTATTGGAATCAACAGAAAAATTCTGTCAAGACAAAGCAATATACAATGCCGTTGTCCACTCAATTAAAATATTGGATGAACCCGAAAAATCTAAGTCTGACAAAGGTGCTATTCCTGAGTTGCTTACCGATGCTCTTTCTGTTAGTTTTGATCCTCATGTCGGCCATGATTACCTTTTGGATTCTGATGATCGTTATGCATTTTATCATAGGGTTGAAAAGAAAATCCCCTTTGATCTTGACTTCTTCAATAAAATAACACAAGGTGGTCTATCTTCTAAAACTTTAAATATTGCTCTTGCAGGAACAGGTGTTGGTAAATCTTTGTTTATGTGTCATGTTAGTTCTGGTGCCTTATCACAAGGACATAATGTTTTGTATATTACATTAGAAATGTCAGAAGAACGAATCGCAGAAAGAATAGA